AAGCATCAGTGGATTCATCCACTTGTTCATTCTTTGCAGACATATAGGCGGCGATTGCTTGATTACGTCGTTCTTTATCTGATTTACCTTTAAACTGTGGGGCATCTGATTTCTTAAAATCATCAATCCACGCACCCATTCCATCTGATATTTTTAGTGGCATTTTATTATTCCTTTGAATGTCTATTATCCTGTTGTTCCGCCTTGATTTAAAGAAAAGAATTGTAATTGGCCAGACCCAGCCGAAACCCAAATTATAAATCTAGCGCCATCCTCACCGCCTCCCGCAATAGCGGGTTGTGAGTTGAATTGCGAAAACGGAACGTTATTGGCACTGTTAAAATGATTAAATGGCGGGTTTTTGAACGCGTAATGAGATTGACCAGTTTGTCCTACATTAGAAATAGGAGAAGAAAGATTATACATCTGTTTAAATCTAGAATCATTGTTATTGTTATAATCTCCATCTCTAGCATAATTTCTTTGTGCAAACCACATTACTGGTCCATAAAAACTACCATACGTGTCGCTTCGAATATTAGTTATACAGACCATAAATGCTTCATTAACAGCAACCACTGCGGTGCCATCATCAACATAGTGATGGGCAAGGAGTGAGCCTACTCTATCAGATAGCCAGTTTGGCATAGAAGACATAGCTGCTGGCGAAACATCATTGCTGTACATTATGGTTGCTGTGGAAGTAGTATTTAAGTATAAGTGGATGCGAGGATTCGATCCAGTGATGCCACTAAAATTATAATTATAATTAGTGTATTTGCCAAAATTCTGAAATACGCTCGGCGATCGAATGATAGGGGATCCACCACCAGTACTTAAAACATATTTATTAGTAAAGGAACTCAAATCGGAATAAGACACTCTACCAATACCAAATGGTGTGATTGGATCTCTCATATAGAAATAAGTGCCATCTTCACCTTTTCTTGTGATGAGATGCAAACCGCCGTAGTCAGCTTGAACTTGACTAGCTGGGTATATGTCGGTTGCTGGGCTGATTACTCCATTACTCGCTTGGACAAAATACAACTCTATACCTTCATATCCATAGCTAACAACAATATTTTCAAAATCATTGCCCGAGTTGCCACTACTAACTATTGCAAAAGGTTCAACATCATCACCGGCCGATAGATAAGAAAAGTCAGCATGGCCGCGCAGGATATGATCTGCATAAGTCCAAGTGCTGCCACTTCGCTTGTATACTACAAATCCACCTTCGTCATCACCACTTGCAGTCGTACTTCCCTGCTCATATATGATAATGGCGAGCCGAGTACCTGTTCGATTGAACACATGTGTTTGTTGAAATTGATTTGACGGAAAATATACATTTCTACCAGTGTCAGAAAGAAGTCGAGCCGCATCAATCACAAGTAGTTCAGAGAAATTTCCGCTAGTAGTTTCTTTATAAATGTGAACTTCATTGTACGATGGATGAGTATTGTTGCTCCGTGTCACATTTGAAAAATTGATAGCAAAGTTAAAACCGACTCCTTCTGTGTTATCGCATTGAATATTTAAAGGAGTGTTGATTCTATCTTCGAGATCAGTGCCCGCATAAACGCCATCTGAATCCTTTACACTAGCTGGCAAGTCAAGAGTTAAACAATGATCAGGAAAGGGGTACGCGCCATAGTAATCATCTAAGCTTATAGCAGTATTAAAGCCCCCAGCGCTGTCAAATAGCGTTTGTCTTGCAAGTCCGCCGTCGGAATCTGCACCATAAAGACTTATTCCTCCAGCAGAATCATTGTCTAACAACCTAGTTCGTATATCATTGAAGCTGATAGCGCCACTAGATTGCATCTTTCTTGCGACCATCTATTTAGCTTCCTCTTACTTTAGCTGCAAGGTCTTTATCGGCCTTACCCCATGTTCCTGAGGATTTTGTTACAAAAGAATTGACTCGAGCAAAACCCCACTGCTGTGGAGTTGTTCCCGGTCTGTGGCCAGTGCGCCATGCAGCTACACCACGGTCATATACTTTCCGAAGAATACTCAATGGCATGCCAGATTTTTCGGCTTTCTTCTTTAAACCCGCAGTAGCATCTTCTTCAATTTGAACATGCTCTTTGAATTTCATTTTATTTTTCCGTTCCATTTCTTTAGCATCTCTTTTAGCCATAGCTTCACGATCTTTACGTACTTTCATAGCGACAGCTTTGATTCGTTGATTACGAATCTTTTGCTGCGCTTTATTGAGTACACCATCATCAGCCATTAGTCATCTCCGAACATTTGCTTGAATTTCTTTGTATGTTTACTCGGCTTTGTTTTTGCAGTCGCATCACCCGGTGCTTTCTTATAAGCAGCAGGATTGTCATCATTATATTTTGAATATTTTTTGAAGTGTCTATCACGTGCTTTTTTGGTCGACTTTGACTTCAACCCCGAATAGTATGCCTTTGGCTGAGTGCCTTCGCGATCTTTAATATCTGGATCTTGAGGTGATTCTTTTTTGCGCTCATCTTTAGCTTCGGTAAGTTTATCAAGGGAGTGCGGTGCAATATCATACGACAAATCAACCGAAGGATCGACTTTCTCGACTGCAGTCAACCATTTTCTCCAAGTCTCACCCTTTGATTCTACAATTACGTAATTCGAACCAAGTACTTTAATCTTACCAACAATGCCATTTTCTTTGATTACGACTTCATCACCTTCATCGAACAATTCACCACCAATATAAGATTCACGAATTTCAGATACTGATTCAAGCTGTACATGGTTTTTAAATTCTTTTTCTTCTTTTAAGCCCATTCCTTTACGGACTTTATTAAAAATATCTTTTGCTTCTGAGTTGGAAACATTCTTTGGAAGACCTTGAGAAAATGCAGTAAAGTCATTATCACTTGCAGCTTTTCTCATCTTCGAAGCTGACATTCCAGCTGCACCTTCAGCATCTGGATCACGATCACCGGCAGACATAACATTGATTCTTTCAAAATTATAGAATCCGTGCCTACCTTTTTGACCATTATACTTTTTTAATAAAGCTTCAAATTCATTGACACGATCAGAGCCAACAACCATGACAATTCTTTTAAAGCCTTCATCGTATAATTTACTTGAAATTTCGAGAGCATTGCGTAGTTTCTTATCTGCCATAATCTGACGAGCATGACGAGGAAACATCTTACGCGCTGCTTTAACTTTATCAACAAATTGAAGAGGATTTTTCTTTGGATCCTGTGATTGCGATATATAAATGCGATAAGGATTTTTGCCCGATTTTGAAGACAAAGCATTCATCAATTTCTCGTGGCCAATAGTAGGAGGGTTCATTCTACCAAATGTAAAATAAACTGTTCTTTCTTCTTCTACTAGATAATTCTTAAAAGAATTAATCATTAACGCTTCCTTTGAATTTCCTGACGGCGCTTTTGCGGCATCAATCTACGCTGTAGAATTTTGATACGCTGTTGCCATCCACCTTGTTTCAGACGCTTTTCAATCTGCTTCTTCTTTGCGACCGAAACTTCGCTCTTCTTCATACCCTTACCAGCTAATTTGTCGGCAAAGGTTGATCTTGCTCCACGGCGTGCTCTTTTAGATAGAACTGCTTTTGTTGCAAGTCTTTTCTGTGCTCTTTTACGAGCCATCTTCAAACGAGTCTTACGTCGTTTCATTGACCGTGCAAGCTTACGTCTACCTTGAATGGAAAGTTCTTCAGAAGTTTCTTCTTGTTCTTCATGCATAGCACCATTGCGGCGCTTTTTTGCTCTGTAATTAATAAGTTCATCCTCACCCGGACGATAATCAACTACCATAAAATCTTTGAATGACAGAGGTTTTGCCATTAGTTTCTCCCTGGTTTATCCCATCCCTTAAGAATATTAGGTGAAAAGTTTGCGTATGAAAATTCCATACGGTCCACAATTTTCACTGCATCACCACCAAGTTTATCGATTGCTACATAGCCTTCTTGACCTGTTACTCGATATCCTTTTTTTGTTTTTAAGAACGTTGACACGTTATTTAATTTATTTAAAGTATTTATAAGTTTTAATTTTGCTAAAACGATAACTTTTTGTAATTCAAACATTTGTACTAGAGATGCTTTATTTTTTTGACTAAAAAAGGTAAGGACAGCATCTAATTTCTTCTGTTGAGCTGTTTTACCCTTTTCGGTTGTTCTTTTAGCCATTTCCTTTGCATACTTATCACTAATAAATTGAATCAAAGCATCGACTCTTTTCTTCGGATCTGGTGGAAGTGCACCTGCTCTAACATATCTATTACCATGTGTTTCAATCAATTGCGCTAGTTCTTGATTGTTTTCAAGTTGGCGAAGAGTCGATCCAGCGATTCTGTTGAAAAGAAAACCAGCCTTTTTCAAAAGATCATTGACTTCGTCTGTTTCTTTCTTTGACATAGTATATTGTGTCATATCGCGAAGCATTGCATCTTGAGACCACACATTTTTAGATTTATTTAATTTGCTTGCATCAAAGTTATAAGATGCTTTCATTGTTTCGAAGGTTTTTCCTGAGTAGCTCGTATGCCATACGATTCCAATTTTTGCTGACGATACTTGCTTGGCCATCTCCGTGCCAGCCGGTACTGCATATACAATTGTATTGGGGTGAAAGGTAACATAGTCTTTACCTTTGATTTTAGATTTTTTGACATCGCCCGGGCCATAGAGAAAATCACCTTGAATAACTCCTTTAATTCCTAAGTCAGGTAAATACTGTAAAGCGAGCTTAAGCTTTGCATTAAGATCGCCAGAAGTATCAGCGTCAACGTCAGCATCACTCTTGTATACTTTGGGAGATTTGTTAAAGATCCCCTTTTTCGCCACGAAGAATCTTCCATCACTAGGATCAGTCCCAGCAAACACAGCAGGAGCACCGTCCCATTTAACAGATACATTTCCATCAGATCCTCCCAACATATCACGCAATGAACGCAGAGCAAGTATAGCTTCTCGTGTTCCTTTGACTCCACCATATATGACCTTATCTTCAATATGAGTCATATGTGTATTTTTTTGTTCGGTTATAAATTCACTAAAGTTCATATTATTTCCTTACTGTTATAAGGTCGAAAGAGGAACTAATTGTAGTGCCAGTAGAAGCAATAGCTCTTATTTCAATATCAGTTTTTTCTGGTATTTGAATTGGTATACCATAATTTCTTGTATGATAACCTCCGGGTACATCCATAATATCTCTTGCTCTAAAACCTAAATCTCCACTGCCATGTGCTCGAGTATACAACAAAACCGTAGCACTACTATTATAAGAGCCTATACCAACATTCCAAGTTGTTAAGTATCCGGTACAACGTGCAGGAATCGTATAAAGAGATAATTGTGTCTGCCCTAATCCAAAGGTTGTTCCAATCCCTATGGTACCTATATCTGCTAATACTGTTCCTGTTCCGCCAGCTCCAGTTGAAACTAACACGTCACCAATATTTGTTCCAGAAGATCCTGCATCAACAACAAAAGCTCTAAACACTCTTAAAAATTCAACTGTTGAAGCAGATCCGCCTACTGTTAATGTTTCTTCTACATTATTATAGTTTACATCCAACCCTTGGACTGTAACGGTTCTTGCACCTGTACCACCAGCAGCATCATTACCATTATCGCTTGAAACATAAACAGTAGAAGGAGAAGTTAAATATGTATAAATTCCACCTTGCGTCCAAATGGTTTCTGGTGCACCACCGACACTTGGGTTTCTACCAAACTTATGGATATAAGAAGTCTTAAGAACTCTACCTTCTGATATATCCACCATTTCTGCTAGATGAGTATTTGCAAAATGTCTATTGATTGCCATTTATATTTCTTTCGCGTTTTTAGATACTTTAGCCATAGGGAAAATACCTAGACGTGAATTTGCTATGTTGATATTTCCATAACGTCCAGCTCTACGATTGTAACGAGCTACAAGGATTGGCTCATATGGATTACGACGTGGAACATCACCAACTATTCCTTTATGTAAGGATGTAATGATATATTTGTTTCCACGCTTTTTAAATTCCATAGAGCCTTGATGAAATTCATCTACATTATTTACATCAACTTTTGATTGACCGTAGTTGATTCCGTATATTGATTTGTTAGCAATTTTGTCTGATTTTAATTTTCTATAGAAAGTATCACCGGGTTCTAATCCATTCGGCTTTAATTTATTAATATCTTTTGCAAAGTCTTCAATTTCTGTTTCTCGTGGAAGATCGGTGACACCGCCATATTGCTGAAAACCAGAAGCATTGCGTCCAGCCTTATGAGAAATATGAGCAACCATGTTACCCTTTACATCAACAATTGCAAAGTCTGACTTTGGATCACGACCACCGGGATTGGGTGTAGAGATAATTTCAGAACATTGGACAGTGCGCTTTCCAATCTGAAGAGTAATATAAGGATCTTGTTCT